GAGACACATAATAGTAATCTAATTACTTTAGAAGTAATTGACTTCACCACTAACTCCTATTACCGTCTTGCGTCTTCTACCCACAATGATTGAGTGGCGTCCCAGTGAAGATTGAGAACACTATCTTTAGCTCCAACCCAATTACCGTTTAAACTCAGACCACTAGAGGCTAAATTAGCCTGATCTTGCAGAGTTACAGTATTGGTATTGTTTGTTCCAACAATTCTCAATAATTGACCATCAGCAGATCCTGCGCTTACTGACGGAGTAGCAGTAACTGTAACAGCACCAGGTGATCCTGCCACCCAGGCAAAATTTTGATAAGTTAAAGATGCGAGAGATACACCACCCGCAGCAGTAACAGACTGAGCTGAACCAGAGCCACCATTCAATGAAGGTGCCGGAGACGAAACAGCTTGGAAACTAGGATCAGCTGAAGCACCATTTGATGTAAGAACAAATCCAGCAGTTGAAGGAGCAATCAAATTAGCTGCTGAAGATCCGTTACCAACAAGCAAATCGTGAGCAGTAATACCGTTCAAACCGGTACCACCATTGCCCGTAGCCAACTGACCGCTAACAGCAGCAGATTGGTTAAGAGAAATTGCTTGAAAGCTAGGATCACCAGAAGCATTACCAACCAAAGATTGGTACTGAGCAGGAGCACTAGTCACTGCGACAGCACTAGTTCCTTCACCAATCAGGACACCATGGACAGTCAGAGTAGTATCACCAGTACCACCAGACTGAACACTCAATCCTGTACCAGTAGCAATAGCGCTAACTGGAATATTGCTGAATGTGTTTGTTGCACCACTAATACTTTTATTTGTCAAAGTATCAGTAGTTGCTCGACCAACAAGTGTATCTGTACTTGTAGGTAGAGTCAGTGTCGCTGCACCATTGGTGATCAGCGCACCATCTAATGTTCGTGAGCCGTTTGCCCACGCGGTCACACTAGTGGTCAATGCCACTAATAGCAACCATGTTTTAATATTTTTCATACTGTCCTCCTTGCCATATAGGCATTAATTTCTACTACAAATCCGTTTGTTACGACCGATTTCTTTCTCGCCATCTCACCCCTGTCCACTCTAATTCGAGGGTAGTTAACAGAATTTGAGATGGTGATGCTAGATGATTTGGCCACTCTCCATTAAGAGATAAACCATTTCCATCTTCAAAATAAACAAAATCATTTCCATCAGCTGTAGTTAGCGCTAGTCTCTGGCCCACCGCTGTCCCAGCAGCAATCTGGGGATTTGCTGTTACTTGTTGAGCTCCACTTGAAGTCGCTGATTTTATATACCAGGACTGTAGTAAATCAGAAGTTGGAGTTATGCCAGCTGCAGGATTAATTACTTCTGGAGTGGATTCATCTCCTTGGGGTACATACTGACCGGAGCCGCCGCCACCTGTGGCATTAACTTGAACTGTACCATCACCATTATCAACAACAATAGTATTTGTTCCATTTATTAATGTCTTAAAGTGAGCAATATTAGAAGCGAGTGATCTAAAAAGACCAATTCCACCACCATCATTTACTATACTGGTAATTCCTCCACCACCTCCGCCTCCACCAATTGATCCGACGTTAGTAAGATAGAAGATATATGGTGTCTGACCAGTGCTAGGAATATATCCGGTCAAGAATTTAACTGAACTAGAGCTCGCTCCCTGAATTAATTCCCAGCCAGTAGTTGGTACAATAGCTCTGTCAACTATCAAGAGTGCACTCTCTTGATTTGGGACTTGTCCTGTTAATGTAAATGTATCATTAATTCCATTAACTGTCCCTGCGGGTACTTCTTGAAATCCTGAAATACTAGTAACAACTGTTGACGAGATATAGAATACGGAGGGTGGACGACCGGGAGTTGGTTGATACCCATTAACGAAAGTAATCGTATTCCCAACGATACTCCAACCTGTTGTAATGGGAACCGGTACGCGATTCACCATAACCAGGATACTCTGAGAGTCTTTTGGAATTTGACTAGTTGTAAATACTAAATTAGTACCATCAACTGTTCCAGCAGGAGTCTCCTGAATAATAAGTGGGAATGCTGCTCCACCGCCGCCAGAGCCTGGAGCAAAAGAAGTAACTGCAGCCTGGAGGACCGGATTAATATTTGATCCGCCAGCACCCTCAACTAAGACATAACCTACCGGAGTACCACCACCCAATGTTGGTTTACTAGCATTTGACGGAGTAGATCCTACTACGCCGACAACAATCTGAAGTTGTCCATCAATAGTATTGTCAGCATTAACACCAGACTGACTAACCGATACTCCGTAGTATACATACTGACCGGATGTCATGGTTGCCGGAGTAAAAGTACCTACATTTGTTACACCATCAGCAGCATATATGATACCAGCTTGGAAGTCAATTTGACCACCATTAAAATCCAACAGCTGATTATTTTGACTCTGACTAAAAGTTGTACCATCGATATTTGACATTGATCCTGAAGTAACAACAGCACGATTATTGTTACTAGGATGTTGTAAAATTCTTAATTCTGGATTATCAAAACTTGGAACACCAATTGCACCAGAAGTGTTATAATCAATTTGAGGAGTTTTGCCATTAGTAGAAATTGGATAAGTTATTGTTGGGTCAAAATAAAGACCTTCACCAATAAAATGTCCCTTAGTGCCATTAAAATCAATTCCAGTAACAAATCCCTGAATAACTCCCTGACCAGTAAAAGAGCAGTCATCCTCAGTAAGCTGGATACAAGTATCAGGACCAATTGGAGTGCCATGCTGAGTTTCAGTATTTGTTATAACAACATGAGTAGGGCCAATAAATAAATTACTAGCAGGACGAATTCCAGCCTGTAATTCAGAGTAGGTGATGTTAACTGGATTAACACCATTAACTAAGGTGTTATTTACAGCCTGCATTGCAGCTATTGACTGCTTGCCATAAATACCTTCGTACTCAATTGTGAATCCCGCTGAAAATGATCCAGTAACAATTGAATTTCCTGCCCCAAGAACAAGATCAACTTCCATCTGAACTTGAGCAAGAGTGAAGTCTGAGTCAATAGGATTTGTTGTGTATCCAGCATTATTAAAGAATTCAATCTGGAATGATCCGAATGTCGGAACTGCATCGAAACTAAATTTCTGAATCTCGTCCTGACCAGGATTAGTAAAAGTAAATAGAGTCTGAGCTCCAGGATTATTCCAAGTAGCAATAAACCCAGAACTGTAACTACCAGTTACAACAAGACCACCCGCACCAGAAATATTTGGCAGTGCATTTAATGCAGACTGAACAGCTAGTGCATTAGCATTATATGCCAAGTCAGAGGTAGCTTCAACACCAAATTCAATTCTCCATGTACCAGAAGTTGGAACGCCACTAAAAGTGATTTCCTGAATTTCATGATATCCGAGAGACTTAAACCAACCGGTTCCAGGACCAGCAAATACGAAGTCGATCTGTTTATTATTTGTCAGTATCTCCGAATCAATTTCTTCAAATTTATCAATTAAGATATTTGATCCAGATGGAACAGCATCAATTGCCTGTTGAGTAGTCGGAAAATTGATCGCACCTGGAGTGTCAGTTACGACTGCAGTGTAATTAGTGCTGAATGCTCCACCTGAGCTAGCTTTAGAGAATAAAATTAGATCAGGAGAAGAGCGGATCTGAATACCAACAGGAACAGCTGTCGTTACAGTTGTCATTGCTCCGGGAATGGTATTTGACAGATAAATTGTTTTACCAGCTGTAAAACCAGTAGTCTTGTCAATAAAGCCTTCAGATATAACTTTATTGTAAACTAGATCAGCAATACCTGCAACTTGAGATTTTATAGTTCCATCAGCAAGAGCCTGCTTATAAACTCCATCAACGTCACAGTAAACGATATCCCACTGATTGACAGAAAGAGTACCACCGCTCAGATTTTCAACAGCAGCAGGTAAAACTTCTAATCCACTTAAACTGCTATTTTGAACAGGATTTTCAGGATTAGCTGTATTCCAGTATGAACAAACTTCATCAACAGTTGAGACACCGTCAAAAGTCAAAGAGATGCTGTTGCCATTTGGTCCATTATAAATTGCAGTGAAAGTAATACCACCATAAACTACAGATGCAGGTGTTCCTTCGAAATTTGGAAATTGATCGTAGCTCTGGCCATCATATGAGAATGGAACGGCTCCAGCCTTGGGAAAAATAGCCGCAATATGTAGTGCTTCTAGATAATCTGGATGAGCATTTGGATCTGTATTATGCTCAGCAATCTCAGTTGCTTCAGTAAATGCAAATGTAATTAAATTAGTTAAATTTGTATTTAAGATTGCAACTTGCAGATCAAGAGTAACAGATCCAGTAGGATCATAAGTAATAGTCGTATTAGCAGTTGTCTCACCAATAGCAAAGAGAATATTACTAGCGCCATTAGTAAGTATCAGATTTCCTGACGGAGATATTCCTGATGCATTTCCCGATGTGATCCTTACCATATTGGTAGGATTAGCTGTATTCCAGTTATTAATAACTTGCTGATTAGTCAGTGATCCATTAAATGTCAGAGTAATACTATTACCAACAGTTCCAAGATTCAAAGCAGCATAATTTACACCATTATAACTTCCAGTTGCATAACTAGAAGTATATAGGTAGACCTCATTAACTGTTTTTTGCGTATTTGGAGGTAACTGGCCTGGGGGGATGGTACATACAAATTCTATTGTATTTAGATCAATAACTACTCGGCTACTAATCATCCCCGTGTACCACTGACCTGCATTAGGAGAAGTTCGAGTAGGATCTAATGTCCCTGACTGATTACTAACGCCAAATCCAGTAGGAACAATGAAGAATCCATTATTCTGCGCTGCAAGTTGAGCAGCTGTAAGACCTGCGTTTGTAATAATTCCAACAAAAGACATATTAGCTTATCCTCGCAGAAATAGCATATGGGTAGTATTGACGAGTGAAGCCAGCAAGTGCCGTTCCTGCCTGAGCAAATTGGAAGTCAAACTGATAGTTGTAGTTACTAATTGTCGGATAAACATATGCTCTTGCAAATGTCAATAATTTATTTAAAGTCAACGTTGGATCAGTAACATACGAGTTATTCATAATAACTAGCAGTTCATAGGTCCAAGGCTCTCCCTGAGGAGATTGTTCCCACCACTCTGTGATAACCGAATCAAATCCAAGAAGAATAAGAACTAGCTCTAGTCCCTGACGAGATCCTTTAAGTAAGTTAATAAGACTAATGAAGCTAAGTAGCGAATTAAATTCAAAATTAGTTATTGTTCCCATTACATTAGTAATGTACTGGAAGCCAAGTTCATTCACAACATTAACAATAACTTCTTGACTAGCTTCAGTTGGGTTGGCATATTTATTTGTGATATCCTCAAACTGAGTAGCATAAGTGGTGACGATATAGTCCATCATCTCACACACTTTAGGATAAAGTGGTTGCTCCTGAAGATTTTCAGGAATAGCTAAAATGCTAGTAAATTGAGAATTAAAGCTTAAGCCTATGTTACTACCCTACCTAACTTTAAGTAACTGTGATTGTCGGAGAAATCAAGTAATATTGGTCAAATGGTAAATTAGGAGGATTCTTAGTCGGATCAATCGCTTCCCAAATAACTGTATTATCATCAACAGTCTGCCCAATCGTAAGAGGAAAAGCTGGTTGAGATGCTCCAGATTTTCCTACAAATCCTACTACCTGAAACATTATATTTGTGGGGAATGACGGGTTATTAATATAAAACGTAGGAGTAGGAATTACAGTATCACCAAGATTGTAATTTGTCCCCGACGTCCATGTTGAGGGAGTGCCTTGAAGTGTTCTAGCAAGCCAGAGAATACCCGAATCTAAAGTTAAACTAGGTGGCGTTATCATAAGGCCTCCGGCCACATTTGGGAAAACGAATTAAGAGTAAGTCTTAAGTTTAGCATGCAGGTACCGTATTCATCCATTGAGGTTCTGCTGAAATCAAATTTGCACCGCCAGAAAGAGTTAAACTTCCAGAGGGTGAAACTGCTGAAGGATTACCTGAAGTAATCGAAACGGTATTCGAAGGATTCAGCGTGTTCCAATTATTTACAATAGTTTGATTTGTAGAGGTTCCATCAAACACTAAATCAATAGAATTTCCTAACGCCCCAGGAACATCTGCTGTGTATGTAACACTATGATAAGTACCACTGGCAGCAACAGCTGGAGTGTCAAATCCCGAAGGATTATAGTTACTTGCTTGATAACAGAATCCACTAGCAGTAATAATACTTCCGGGTGGAAATACATGATTAGCCTGCCATACTGCCGTAGGAGCGGGGACCGGACAAGTTATTTTAGTCCAAAGAATTCTGCCATCAACATAAGTAGCATTTCCTAATGAGAAATTTGGCATGGATGCACCAGTCTCATATAGGAAACCAATAGCTTGATAGATTAGACCATCATCGGGAACCTTTCGAACATGATTGCCCAAATAGTAAATGGTACTTCCCGCCCAGTTGGTAGGATTGTAAGTAGGTCTATTAATTTCAACATAGCTTAACTGATTAATAGCATTCTCAATTGCAGCGAAGTCTATAAAGAATGGAACAGTGCCAACAGCGCCCGAGCTGCCCAAATGTTGCTCATAGCTTGCTAAAATATTTGCCACATCCAGATCAATATTTCCAGGGCCAGTGACAGTAACTGCAATTGCCATATTGAAGAAATTAATACTTGGTTGAGTAATAGTTGGAGGCTCTAATCCCATTGGCCGATTTAGAGATAATTGATTAATAAATTCCGCGAGTTCTGCCTCAGTGAATAAACAAAAATTATTTGTACAGTAACATAGCTGAACTACAGCTGGAGAAACATCTTGATAGCTCGTAGAAGCAATTGTATTATTTAATAATTTGAATATCTTTTCGTAGTCGTCTCTCCCACGAATAACAAATTGCGTTTCATTAAAAAGAGGAGCATTAACTTGAATTTCACCTAAGGTCTCTGGCATTTGATATAGAGATTCGACACTGTAGCTATTCAATGTACCTTGATCAAAATTGATATCTGACTGAGTAAATTGGGTATCTTGGAGTTGAATGTAATTTAGAGTAAGTATATCACCAGTATTATAGGTAACAGCAAAAGTAGAGAGATTAAGATAGCTAACATCAACTGAGCTGAGAACATTACTAATTACTGCAAAATCGCCATTGATTAAATCCAGAAGTCTGTTAGAAGTGGAGACGATATTTCCATTAAGAAGCAGTTGGTAGTCATCAGAAACAGGGCCAGTAGTAAATCTAAACAGTTGAGGATTAGCATTGGCAATTGTGATCTGCTCTTCAACAAAAATTCCAACAACAGCCTGAAAAGTTATTTCAACGCCATTGTTAAAAACAACGTCTTCGAGTAAAATTATATCCCTGTTTAAAATAGTTCCGACTGAGGTAAATTTAGAGAAAAATCCAGTTACATTTGGTGTTACTGTTAAATTAATAACTGGATTTCTACCTCGGTCGACACTGTATCCGAGCGTTTCAGATATTGCGACTGCTGAGCTGTAATTTTGAGTGTAAGCTAAATAATTTTCCCGACGAGCCACAATAACAGCATTAGCAATATACGCACCTAAACCACCAATTAACTGGAGAACAATGGTACCCGCACTAGAGGCGAAAAAGTCCTGCCATCTTTCATAATCGGGGAGAGACTCAACCCAATCTTGGAGATTTTGAGTGATCGCTGACTGAGACAGCGAAGTTGGGTTTATTATAAAACCGATTCCATCAGTTGAACTCACAAATCACTCCTATGAGGTAAAGCTTGCCATATACGTAAATGTCTGACCCTGTAATCCAATAATTTGAAATGCGATTTTAACTATGTACGCATTATTATCATAGTCAGGGGTTATTGAAGTATTACTAGTGTCAAGGACTACTCTCGACTCCCAACGAGTAATTGCATCAATAACATTTTTCTCAATATCCAATGCTGTAATATCATTAATTAATTCGAAAACATCATTATCAATATCTATTCCATACTGAGGCAGAAATAACCTCTGATTCGTCCCAGTACTAAATAAATTAAAAAGAGCCTGGTAAACCGAATTAACATCTTGAAGATAGGCTGTATTAGTGGGAGTTACCTCGTTTAAGTCTGAATAGATCGACATCAAAGCACCATCTGTCTGAGCATATCAACTGCGGTTAAAGAAGGTCCTCCTCCTACGAATAGGATTAGAAAAGTATATTGATTGTTCGACAATTCAAGTGGACAATCAACTAAGGCAGCTTTAATTAATGCATTTCCTCCAATAGAAGGAGGAACATTTAAAGTATATAATCCAGTGAATGCTTTAAGATCAGTAGCTAGCTGATTTATTTGAGTTTGTAACTGATTAATCTGATTCTGTTTTGCTGTAATTACATTATGTAACTGAGTAAGTGCATTATTTGCTGTCAGTAAATACCCCTCAGCTGTCGTAATCGAGTTATTAATAGCAGTTTGAGATGAAGCTAACTGGGGGATAGAATTCAATCTAAAGCTGATCCAATTTGGAGGAACAGCTTGAGGTTGTGCTGGTTGAGATCGGCGACCAATAGTCAGACTCAAATTATTCAAATCAGGAATGCTAAGAACCGCATTTAATCCATTTAGTAATGAAGTAAACTGCCCTGGACTTGGAACAGTTCCTAATAGCCCAAGAGCACATACTGTTGCATTATTACTAAATTGAGGTCTCTGAGTATCACCTAAATCGTCAAAAGAGGAAATAGCTGCAGTTATCGCTTGACGAGGAGTTAATAGCGGAATACCAAATTGATCATGCCTAGTAACTCCAGCAACATTATCACCATTTACTGACAGATAGTAGACACCAGTAGAAAATAGATCTGTACTCAGTGCCTGAGCCTGAGTTAGTAAACTGTTAGCAATACCCGCATATGGATTTGTTGTTGGATTAAAGAAACTCTGAGCAGCTGCGACTGCGGCTGATGCAGTAGCTAGTAAAGGAGTCAAGGCTCCTGCCATTGTTCCCGCAGTACTAGCTAAACTACCTAATCCAGCTGGAATAGGACCAGCTATATCGCGTTTAATCCAACTCATTTTACTTTTTTACTCATCTTAATTTTATTAGCTTCTTCTGCCGTCTTCTGTAACTGTTTTATTCTTCCCAAAATATCATCTGTCTGAATAACAGCCATCTCTCCAAGAGCTCGTTCAAGTTTATCTAAATTATCATTCAATGTTTTAAATTCAGCCTTTGCCCAATATTTACTCATGATATAGTTCCTGTTCCTGTTCCGCTTCCACCACTTGGGGCTCCAATAGGACTACCAGTAATGGCCAAAGTTCCAGTAGCTGTTTGAAATCCAGTGTAGCAGCCACCGCCAATAGCTTGGGAGAATTCTGGCCATTTAGATCCGATAAAACCGTCACCAGCTCCTTGACTTTGAATACTTGAACTCCATCCCGAGGAAACGACTGCTATACTTCCGGGGACAATATTTCCAACACCTAAATAAACTGGAAAGTCAATTGAATTTAAAGAGGCATTGCCCATTTCTGTGATTAATGCCATCTCAATCGCTGTGCAAATTTCCATTAGCTTGGATCCAGTAAATCCAAATCCAGTTGCTAGAGCATAGATCTGCGTAGCAACGCCAGCTATTCCAGTTAGGCCCGTACCAACGCCTGTTCCATGACCAGGTACTGTGCCAGTATCAGCCGTTGCAAAGGATTTTCCAGATACATGCGAATCCGATCCAATTCCAACAGCATCTGTGAATAGGTGGAGTTTGGCTCCCGTAAATCCCACACCGGTAAGATTAGAATACAAGGTATTTGAAAATCTTGGTCCACTTAATCCCATTATTTAAGTTTGTCCAGTTCTGTCCACAATCCCATTAATTTTTTTCGAACTTTATCTAGGCATGCTCCACATAGGTCTTTCTGAATAGTCTCATTACCAACTGTGAGTCTAACGATGTGAATTCTAGTTTCTAAATCTTCAACTTGATGAATTGGAACATCAACAATCTCGCCAGTTGCAGGATTTTGCCTTTTAGTAATATTAATCTTAGGAGAAAGTTTTACCTCTCCCGTCTTCTCATCTTTCTGTTCAACAAACATGGGTTTTGTTGGAGGATTAATATGCCCTATAGTTTTACAATTGTCGCAATGCCATTTCGTCATTAGTCACCTAAGCAAAAAATGTAGGCACTCCCTGAGTGGGAACACCGGTAATCAAATCAACAACAGGATCTGTAATTGTAGTTAAAACATTTCCCGGACCACTATTTATTCTAACATTAGCACCATTTATTTTATTATCACCACTGGCAGTTGATGTAACCGTTCCACCTGCTGTAGTTTGATAGTTTCCTGATATCGTATTAGTTTTATTTCCTGTAATATTATTATTCTTATTACCAGAATTTACGGTAGTATCATCATCCCCAGAAACAATTGTTCGATCTACTGCTAAACCAAATGTTTCACTTGTTGTTCCAGAAACTAGCTCACTTTTATTTCCAGCAACAGTACTAACTTTATTCCCTAATATTGCCTCGCCGTCGTCACTACCAATAGATCTTACATAAGATCCATATATCTGCGAATTACGATAACCAGTTACTGTATCATTATGATTACCTTGTTCTCCGGTAATAGTACTAACATTCAGATCTAAGTTTGGTGCATCAATGCTAACTTGATTTTTTGCTTGAAGTGTTATATTGCCATTGACCATATCTAACACGATCTGAGTTGCACCATCTGAAGAGGTCATTGTCAGAGTTGTGTCAGACTGCCAAGATCCATTGGCATCATTATCAACAAAAAATTGCATCCCGCTGGAGTGGATGAACTCAAGAAATTGCTTGGCTTTATTTATTTTTAATAAATTTCCAGTTAGATCTCGGTCACCATAGCTAGCAGGATAGTCCTCATCAAAATCAGCTTGATGGGTAGTTGCGGATTGCCAGTAAAAGGAGTAGAACATGGCGTAAACGTCGCCCTTGAACTCCACAAAAACTTCATTTCCTATTTCAGGAACCGCAAATCCTGAAGAATTACCAGATCCTCCTAATTTAGCCGGTGATTTCTGATAAACCCAGGGTAAATTGGTCTGATCACCTTCAATGAAATTAGGAATATTTACTTGAATTCTGCCAATTCTTAATGGATCGACATTATTTACGACTGTGCCTCTGTACTCCCGTGACAAGGCATTAGTCTTCTTTAAATAGTTAGAAAAATTGATTAACATTATTTACCTGTTTGAATCTGATTCATAGATTCACGACAGAATGAAACAACTGTATTAAACTGTTTATTTCCTACATTCCGTGAGACTTTACTAACATAGTAAATACCGGCATTAAAATCAGAAGTACTTGGATATTGTAAATCTACTTTTTGATCTTTGAAATTTATCTGATCTAATATCTGAATCGGAATAAATTTACCCTGAAAACTTACAGTTACGTCGAGAGCTCCAAACATTCCCAAATAAGCCAAATTATTCAAATACGAATTCCAGTAATTCGAATCAACATTTTCATTCTGAATTCCAACACCATCAAATACATTTGAGATACCGGCACGTTTCGCTAATTGAGCAGTTAGTGCCATTACTGGTGTAGGAGTCACTTGAACAGCCTGATCTGTTCCTTCATCCACATTCTGAATTATCTTTTCACGACCATATCCTACCCAGCTATTTATAAATCCGGTATTTGATGTAAGAACAGGATCTGAGTCAAAATAAATATCATTAGGACTCTTTACTGACTGTGTAAATCTGTATTTATATGGAGTTTTTAAATCAGCTTTTATATCCTTAAGAATAAAATTTCCCTGAGAACTGACACCAAGAGCTGGAAAAGAGTTAGGAAGATTACAGTGCAGCCAGATATCATCAATAAATGATTTATCAGACTGTGTATGTTGAACCCATCTTTGGTTGTCTGAAGATACTTGTATATTTGATTGAACATTAAATGTCTTCTTTGCGACTTGAATTATTGTAGCTATTCCCGACTGAGCTGCAGTTATCTGCATATTAGGATTAGTAATATACGGAATAGCTGAAAGTAGTCCCATGCAGGTGATTTGTCTTTTAGCTGAACCAGATGGGATTGACTGTACCTTACTTGTAGCTAATCCTATAGTCACTAGATCATTATAGTCACTTCCGAATGAGACTTGAAGGTCATTCCCCTCATTTAACAGTGGAAAAATAGTTTCATCATCAGTTAGGAAATTTAGTTCAAATGTTGGGAGTAAATTTCCTGCCTGCTCGTGAATACTAAATCCAATCAAGTCAGATTCATCAATAAAATCAGTATTTTTATTCAGGCTAAATCTGAATAAATACTGTCCTGGTATTCCAATAGCCACAAATCAACCTGTAGCAGTATTAGCTGCGGTCTGTTGTGCTTGAAGGGAGAACAATAAGTCTTCGATATCATCAACTCCAGGAAATGCTATATTCAATCCCTGAACAATTTGGTCCACATCCGTAAGACCATTATATAACATCAAAATCCACCAATATTGAGTATCTTGATAAATACTATTACTTAATAAATCAGGACGACTAGCCTCAAAATTTACTACGTAGTTACCTTGAACTGGAAGATTAGTAAGTTGTGGAAAGAATGCACAGGTAATCGGATCAAAATTGTCGGTATAGTTCATAAACCGAGCTAGATCAAATCGCTCAGGCGAAGTAGCAGGAGATACGTAGTTTAGATTAATAAAGAAATAGCTCATCCAGCCGCCAATGGAGTTTTAATGTATCCAGTAAGTTCACCAACACTTACCTGACGATACGGAGTAAATGAAATAGCCACATCACAATAAAGAGGAGCACCACTTGCAATTGTCTCACGCGAGAAGGTTGGAGTTACAGATAACATAACTTGCTGATGTGCTTTAAACCATCGCCCAATAGCAACAGTAATTGTTCCTTGAGCTGTCATTCCTTTGGGTAAATAATTAAGAGGAGGAGCAACATTTGCGGACAACCCAAAAGAGGAAAACGTAGGTGCTACTGCTGAAAGAAGATTAGAAACAGCCTGGCGAACATCATCTGTTTCTTGTAGTGCGACTAGTTTAAGAACAACATTGAATACTGGAGTCTCGGATCCTGTCCATGTTTTTACAGATTGTTCAACAGTTCTGAGAGTAAATGGCTTACTTAAAGCTCCACCTTTATATCCTAGTCTAGTAGCTAAATTACCTGCAGCAGCTTGAGCTCCCATTAAAGTCTCACTTAACTGCTGTTGGGCCGAAGACTCAAGTGGTGTATTAAAGCTATTTGATGCAGCAAATGTGAGCTCTTGGGTAATAATCCCAACAACAGGACCATTGTAAACTCCAAAAATCTTAATTAAGGAGTTTACCCCTGCAACGCCAAATAAATCTTTGTAGTCTATATGCGGATTTGCCATTAGTTATTAATCATCCCATTATTCATAAGAGCAGTTGAAAGATCATCAACACCATGCTGGCGGTTTGAGACCTGGGTACCTTTCTTATCCTGAGGAACAATAACTGGAACAGTCATAGGCTTAGCAGTATTATCAGTCATTTTCGCCTGATTTACCCGTTCTTGATGATCCAAACTGGTAGCCATGGTTGACGCACTAGTATCCATTGCTGGAGTAACAGGAGTAACTGCACCTTGAGTTGTTGGAACCGGAACTGCCATTCCACCAGGCCCAGCAGCTGTTGCTGCAGGTGCTACTGTATCTAAAAAGCTAGCTCCAGCTTTAAATAGATCACCTAATTTTCCAGCACCTACTCCGATCCATCCACCGATATTCTTGAATCCCTCAAATATTAATTTAATCAATTTAACGGGAAGCTCAAATATGAATTTAGCAAACTCTTTTAATCCTTCAATAATTGGTTTTAGGATTGGAATCGCCTCTTCAAGTCCGCTTATTAGTCTACCACCTAAATTAATTAATGATTTGCCAAACTCAAATATCCCACTAAAGAAATTCTTCCACTCATCCATTGTTGCCATAATACCTGAAACAAATCCAGTTATTGCTGAGCCAAATACAGCTATTTCAGAAATTACTGTGCTAATACCAGGAATTTTAGTCAAAAGACTCTCAATTCCCTCAATAGCTCCGGAGATAACTCCACCTTCTCCGGCACCCCCTAAGAATCCACCTAAACTACCAAGAGCACTGATGCCTTTAGTAGCTAACCCAACAACATCGATACCAAGAGAACTAAGTAGTTGACCAAGACCTGGAAGACCAAGTGCAGCAAATAATGAATTTATAATACCACTCTTTGCTTGATCCGGAATAGCACCTAGACCTTTACCTACTAAAGACTCTTTGGCTGATTTACCAGCATATTCTTTCTCAAAGAATTCATTCAAATCTTCTTGAGTTAAAAGAATTGATCCTAATTTTTGTTTTAACTCTTTGATTGTTCCGTAGATCTTCTCATCTATCGTAGTAGCTTTTAAAGTATCAAGTATTGCATTTAAAGAATCTAGCTCTTTCTCAGTAAAATTAACAGATTTAATATTAGTGTTTCTTATTTCTTCTAGTAATTTAGGATCAGTCTTTGAATCTTTCAACACTTTAATCAAATCAGAGAATACTTTTCTGCGAGAATCTAAATCCAATTTATTGTTATTAATTAAATCCTGAACAGTTTGGATAACATCCGGCATTTCTAATTTTAATGCCACCCCAACTGAGTCTAATCCAATAGCAACATCTTCAAGATGACCAACAATCTCTCTAGCCTCTTCTGGATAAACCTCTTGCCCTGATTCAACTTTCTTAGCTAACTCTGGAACTCTTGGATCACCAAGACGTTTCAATAGCTTAGCTAACTCAATATCCTTTTTGGCAACCTCGTGAAGAGTTTCAGTATTAGCCTCGAGTAACTTATTAACAATAACAGTTTGGGTTCCAACTTTAATTAGATCTTTTCGAAGCTCATTTTCATCTTTAGTGCCAATACGAGAACCAAAGACTTTCTCGCGAAGTTTATTTATATAGTTGAGAACTGGACGCTGTTTATATTGACCCGGCTTGTAGCTACTAGGAGCAGCAATTCTAGTTCCTTCCGATGGCTCCTCTTTCAAATCAGCCACACTTCTACTAGTATAGTCTTTTAGATCCTTATCAATTAGATCTACTTTTTTATCGTCCTTCTTTAATTTACGATATTGAGTCTCAATCCTAGCTTTATCTTTCTTACTCTTAATATCTTGATACGAGCTTCTCTTTCCACTCTCTTTCTCAAGAGCTAGAGCTTCAATCTGATTCGGAGTTAATCTACTAGGTAGTTTTGACTCGTCATCCATTATTCTGTTTGACCTTTCAAATGCTTAAGTAAGCGGTCATTTAAAAATTTAACTTCAGCAAAATCCATATCATTTAGGTGAGCCGGACTTATGTTGCACTTTAGTGCCAAACCGAATTCGACGTTGAGTAGACTCTTTATCTCCACGAAATGGTAACAGCAAAGCGTCACCTCCGTCCAGCTCAACAGACATCTCTTGTCCACAAGTCTGATCATCGGCCAGTTTATTTTTACAAATCAATTTCAATGGTTTAATACTATGAGCTAAATACTCATCAACCTCAGCCAACATTAATCCGTCTTCAGGTAGAACATTTTCAATAATTTTATATACTTCTTCAATATCAGGAATGTATTCTTTTTTACCCTCTTTTATCAGGGAGCATTGAGCTGCCATCAAAAGAATAGGATCATTCACCTCTTTATTTCCATCAAGAAGCTCGAATAATTTACGAAGAGTAATCGGTTGAAAATAGTATTCTCTTCTATCTGCCAGTTCAACAATAACTGGAAGAGCTTCAGCTTTAATGTCATTGAAATCAATATGATTCTTCGAAGATCCGACCTCAATCTTTTCCCTATGATCTTTCTTGCAATGAGGACATTTAACAATAAGAACACCCTCGCTGGTTCCAAGAGTAGAAATTCGTCGGAGAAATCCGATATACATAAAATCAGGAAGAGTTAAATCTAATTTATCAAAACTACACTCAATTCCCGATAAAATGAACTCAAACTTCTCTTTAGTATCAAGTCGAGACTGACTAATCTTCTTTATTTCACCAAAAGTAAACGGACGATGCTTAATTGTCGCACCAGGGGGATAGGCAAGTCCCTTAGATGGTAGCCTATCTACCTTAAGTTTGATCTCAGGTAAATAATCTCGAATACTTGGCTGTTTCGGTTCTGGTTTATTTTCTTGATTATGCGGTTGTACTTTCATTTTTATCCTACTATTACGAAATTCATTGAGTAAGTAATCGCTCCTGATTCACTATTACCCATGTAAGTTAGGGTCCCCTCGGGATATACCCAGTAGCTAGAAGTATCTATCGTATTTCTTTCATTATCCATTTTAATTATCTGGAGAAACTTAGCAGCAGTGGACAGAGTTGCTACATAAAATCCACCATTCAATGAAATCGTATTAATCCAATTCTCCAGCCAGTTAAGCAGGTCGTAATCGGAGTTATCGTAGAATGTTATTTTAACATTCAGTGTTTCAGTATTTTGTGGGATTTTATAAGTGCTGATTCCTGAAGTAAAAGTATGAGAATTAAGCTTAGCTAATTCTTCCTCTACTTCTTTAGCAGGAAACCAGGTATTGAATGGAGAAGGAATAGTTGGATCTTGGAATTGGATGTCCCATAGATAGGTCCTACCCCATTCCACTGCCCTAACTGAATCTATTCCATTTAAGAATGCCATTGCTAATACACCCTGTAAATCCAGATATTGAGTTCACAAATTGAAGCGGGGAAGTGCCCGCGACGATTACTTTAAACTCCGTGGAAGGCCTAATAGCAATGTTTAAGACTGGTTTAGGGCTCCGTCGGAAAGACGAAATTTAGAAACCTGGTGCTCCATCTTCGAAATAATCGTAGCTAATAGTCATACTCGGTTTTTGAGTATCATTACTTGCTCCGTCCAAAGATCCAAGATCATAGTCTTCAAGATAACATCCTGTTAGCTTGTACTGCCATACTTGATTATCTTGATTATCCAACTGATAAAGGTTGATTACTGCCGTAAGAGCTGACTTTTGACCAGCGGCCACACCCGAACCAGTTGCCCAAATAATTTCACGCCACTGTTTAAGGAAATTACGAATAGTCACGTCAACAGTTTCCTGGAACGTAATGGTGTACGTATTAGTATAGTTCATAATTCCGGGCTGTTTAACCTTCTGGCCACGAATTATGATATCCATAGACTGTTGGGTAGCCTTAGGAACATCAGAAGTCAGGCAGCGAAGATTTAAAGCATCCGAGCTAGGTGGTGAAGACATAGCAGTAGGAAACTGAGCGAACGCCAGATTCCATCTGAACAATGCCTGAAAGTCACCGAGTCCTCGAACCTGATCTATTGTTGGGCGTGGCATATTAACTCCTTAATTAGGTCGAAACCGTAACACCAGTGGCAGTGATAATAATCTGAAGAGTAATGAATTCAGCTGCTTTAGTAGGTTGAACATAAACTTGAACCACTAATTGATTATTATCAACAACAGCAGGAGGATTATTAGAAGCATTACATACGACTGTATACGCATACAATCCTTGATTTGCTTGAATATTCTTCAAATAGCTGGAGATGATTGAAGTAATTGCATTTTGAGTCTCAGTATCATTGATCTCAAAAACGAAGTCTTCAAGAGCTTCAGCAATCGCAGGTTCAATAGTGATCAACAACAACCGAACATTCAATCGATTCAAGGCGGAAGGCAGTGAAGAGAGAGTTTTTTGACCCCAAATCACAATACCTTTACCTGTCGCAAATCGAATTGGATTAATTCCGTTATTGTAGAGAGTAGCTATCTCCCCAGGAGTATAGTTACGGCGCAGTCCTAACACTTTACTCAATAGACCACGACGGAATCCAGCTGGGGGGAACCAAATCTCAAAATTAGAAGCACTATAGCTAATAGCCGCACCTGCGTACCCATCTGGTCCGACATAGATCTGACGATCATTGAACTGATCAAAGATCAACGGAGCAGGAGTGTAAAGTGCTGAGTAGCTCGAGTTCAAATTCAAGGTGGTATTGCGGTAAGTTAAAATCGAGCTAATATAATTTGATGCAGCTTCGTCAGCAAATGGAGTTGACAATAGTGCTACACAATCTTGACGCTCTTGGCAGATGCTGTCCAATTCTTCCTGGTACATTACAGTTGCATGAGCACCATCAAGCAGACAAGTTAACAAGTAAGTATCGGGATTATTTAGAGTATCAACTGCCATTATCATCTGAGAATCAGTTACAGCTACTCCATCACTTCCTGCTCCAAGATTAACAGCTGTCAGCTGACTCTTAGGAAGAATATTTGGGGCAAATGCAACGTTATCAAGACCACGGATATAGGCTGATCCAAGAAGAGCGTCTTGGATATAGGTGTTATTTCCATATCCATCCTTGTAACCAGGCGTACGTGAACAAGTAAACGATTCAACTGGAGCAGTTGCACCATTATAGAATACCTGGATAACAAAAGTGTTTGGATCTGGAACCAAAATAGCATTATCAGAATTATTAGTAATTGTGACAGCAATTAAATCATTCCATGCACCTTGGTTTGCACCATAGATAAGAAACAATTCATCGTCAGCATTTACCGCATTAGAGCCAGCGATTACAACCGAAATAGCAGCAGCAGATCCTGTAGCAGAAGCTGCAGTACAAGCACCTGCAGTTACGTTAGTGACCACCGCTGTGCCAGCTGTAGCATTAGTAGAAATAAAGTGAGCAGAGGCATTATTATTAACAGAATTGTTGAAAGCAGTTGCAACAAGAGCGGCGGAGTATCCAGGAGAGATATTAATTTGATGTCCAGTTCCAGACAAACCTGGGTCTGTTTGAACATTTGATCCACCAGTAACACTAAACCAGAAATAATGACCAACAGCTGGAGAATCGTAGAGCTGAATAGCTTTAGCCGGACCAGCTACATCGTAGAATGATCCCATTTGGGAAAATACAATACTTAGTTCCTGAGCTACAGCAGGAACATCAGGATTAGAGTCAAAAACGTAGTCAGTTGGATCGCTAAAACCAGTTTGAAGAGGATTAGCTTCATAGGCGGAGCTAGCTGTACGTGCAGACAAACCACCGTAGAGGGAACCATTTGAGGCTCGAACACACCATATTGTACTAGACTGTTGGAGAAATGCTAGAGCAGAGAAGAAAGCAATATCGTCCTGCACCTCTACTTTATTAAGAGGAGTGAAGACGCTTAGCAGTTGGGTTTGATTGGTAATCAGGAAAGGCTGATTAACCGGCCCTCTTCGAGCTTGAAGAACGATACCGCCGTAAACACCAGGAAATGAGGGGACATATGTACTTAAATTGATTTCCTGTATATTAACGCCAGGATCACCAGCTGGTAGTTGCATATCCAAACTCCTTTAATTATTTCTTAAGGGGGAGAACTGTGATCCCTCGAGGGAGAGGTCCTAATTTATTGTAATCAGCAATCAATTTACGGCCATTCGGAGGAATAACCATACCCTCACCATCATAACAAAGAACAACTTGGTGGTTTAATCGGCTAATAACTTTAGCAGGATTAGCCATCTCAGGAGCTTCAACGGATTTGCTATTCCCTACAAAGTATTTAATGCTTTTACCCGTCTCACGCCAGCGAACTTCTCGGCTCTCTTCCAACTTACCGTCTTTAGAGAGAGTTTGAAGCTCAACCTTTTCGATTGATTCAGGTTTTTTGCCTTTAGCCATTTTAAACTCCGATACTTAGGTAATTGTTTCCTGTTCCCAAAGAACATTTCCCATAAAATTATATATCTGTTTCTTAATTTGCAAGATAACTGGACTCTCACCTTGAATTACTGGAAAGAATCCACGAACCACTAGTGAACCATTTAGCTGCTTATAATATTTACCCTCAAGTGAGATAATTTTACTATCTAGTGGCTTGTAAACAAGATAATAATTTAAAGGTCCTCCAAGATCAGGTGTTAAATCCAAAGTCAATATTTTATTTTGAGATATTCCATCTTCAGACAAATAGATTATTTCAAACTCTTCCATCTTTTGAGTTGATTTAGTGAAATACAAGAAGTTTAAATCGAACTCAAGATGTGGAATATGATAAGTCTCAGCTATCTTCGGTCTGTTGAGTGCATCTAGTCTCCTATTTGCAGTCTCAACTACTGATCTCTTACCAATACCCTCAGTACTATACCTTAGAACTGATCTATTAAAAGCAAATAATGGGTACTTACCGATATCGTATTCAATACCATTTTGTAAATTATATGCTCTTAATTTATTAACTGCACTTTCATAAGAAAGATTGTCATCATAAATGAATTTTATATTAGGAAATTCACTTTGAATCTTACTCAGCAAATTATCAATAACTAAAACTGAAAGAGTAGTTATTTTTCTGTTTGGTGGGATCCCCGTATCGGACATTAACCACCTGCAGCTGATAATTTAAACTTTTTAAATACTGACAAAGTAGTTCCAACTCCCAGTAAACTAACCACTTTATATTTTCGCTCTCTCAGGTCAGTTCTTTGGATTTGAACTAAATCACCAACATTAATAAGATTACTGGTAGTAAAGAGCCAACCCTCTTCTAGAGTACCAGCTTGATGATTATCAATAGAAGTGAAAGTGTCACCTGCTACTAATGCTTGAATTTTACCTGCCGGTAAAACTCCTTCTTCACCTGCTTCTACACCGTAGACTTTAGTATGAACACTCTTTACAGCTTTATATAGTATTAATTCGATACTAACATAGCCATTTCTCTGCAATACTGCTAGAGCAACACTATGGACACGAGCTAATACTTTTTCAGCCGTATTGGCCTTCATACTTTACTTTCTTAAGTGTAAATTTTACGAAGAGCAAGACCAGCTTCATGAAGTTTACCCATTGACTCCATGCAAGCCTCTTTATCTTCGGGAGACTGGGGAGTGTAAACATCAGTGTCAGCTTCATCCATGTAGCGTTCATGCATAGCATGAGCTGCATCCAAAAGATCTGCCATTTTATCAGGTTGATCAGCGTGTTCAGCCATCAACTGTTTAAGATCCGGTGAACCAGTGTTATTAGCTGTAGGTTGAGGTTCATTTCCACCACCAGCAGGTGCAGCAAAAGGAACACCACCAGGACCATTCTGACCCTGAGGACCAGCTTGCAAATCACCACTTGTTTGTGGAGCATCTTCTTTTAAAAGATTCTCCATCATTCTGCGAGCTCTGCTTTTCATGACTTAACTCCTTATATTGTTAGTCAGTTATTTGTCCACTAGCTTTTAATGCGATCAAAAACGATTCAATATGTTTACAGTAACCACATAAATTTTCAGGATTAACTGGAGGATAGTGATCGGTTACTCGTGTGTATCTCTGCCAGTTACCAATTAAGCTTTTATTATCGTAAAGAGGCTTACTAAATCGAAATCTAAAATCTTGGCAACCGCAATACAGTTGAACTTGATTATTATTAATACTCGGCTTAGCGTGATAAATTAGTCTATTATTGACTTTAGCCGGAATAATAAGATTTAGATCTTTTTCCTCACCAAATTTAATACCAAAAAACTGCATGTAAGCTGTGTAGCTGTCTTTTCCAGACTCACTAACCACAGTTGTCTTAAACATCAAAGTACCAAGACCTGGAGAAGCAACTGAGTCTAGATTTCTGATAGGCAGCTGACTATATTTTCCAGGATCTCGACCAAATCTCTTCAATTGTGCTTTGATATCAGGTATTCTCAATGGCAACTCACTAACCCCAACTTAGATAAAATTTAATCTTATTATTCTGTATCTCTTCTTTAGCAGTTCTCTCTTTTTCCTGACCTTCACTAACCAAAGTAGAAGCATCTACTTGAATTGGTAACTCATTTATTGTGAAAGCCCTACGCTGCCGTCCTACTGCTATCATAAAACGACCAGTGATTAAATCGATAAATTCCTGGTCATCATCAGAGATTGTAGCAACATCCCATAAGGGAGTTTTATCAGTACCAATATTCTTTAATTTATGTTTATATACTGCTTTAATATCAAATTGAGCATTAGTAGGAACAGTTAGTACTGGTTTTCTATATACCCAAGGAAATTCAACTTTAATATCAAGATTTGACCTTGGTCTATCGTATTCTCTTAAATAGTAAGGAACAACACCACTAACTCGAATAGGAATTAAATCAGCAATAAAATCAGGTATTCCGTATCTATACATTGTATCGTCAAATGTAAATTGACGAGACTCAGAGTTTTCAATATCAACAAGTATGTGATCTACTACTGGAGAATAACGAGAGTAGTAAGCTAAGGATCGTTCAACTAAAGTCTTGAACTTCCTCTGGTCTAATTCAATCTCATCAGATGAGATCAAGAATTGACCAGCCTCAATCATTACTCTATCGAAGATCTCCTGTAGTGTCATGCATTGGCTGCTTTTTGCTCACTAGCTTCTTCAAGTTTAGGTTCAGCTTTAGCAGCTGCGGGAGCTGCAGCTGGTTTAACTTTAGCAGGTTTCTCTGCTTTAGCCTTAGCAGGCTTTTCTGGTTTAGCTTCCAATTTTTTAACATTCTTAGATTGATCTTCAGGTTTTTGAAGCTCAATACTGATCTTACCCATTTTAGCAAGACCTTCAGCACCCTTTTTATAGGGATCAAAACTATCAATATGATTGAATAAATGCTCTTGACCTTTTTTGGTAAAAATAATAGGCTCAACAGAGACCTGTTTACCTCGAGCATAGTTATTTTGACCATTCAACTGAACATGCTCATCAACTAAGCATTTTAAGAGTACTAGCATTATAATTGTCCTTTGAGATAATAAGTAGATGGTGGGATTTTACTCCCACCATCTTTTTGAGAAGATTAAGTTTGAACGTTAGAAACGTTGAAGTTAGTAACGTAGTTGGGAACCACACCTTCAACACCTGCCCAAACCGCAGCAGCACGCATCGACTGCAGGGGATTTGGAGCTTGAGGAAGAACCGCAGTAACGGTCAGTGGCATATACGGAGCATAAACCACTGCTGCTTCGAAAGGAGATAAACCTTTCCAAACAGCCAATCCTTGAGTAGAGCCGAGAATGTTGGATTCCATCACACGAATTACAGTGATACCATCGAGAGTACCATAAACATGTGAGCCTAAACCATTACCATCATACAACTTAACCCAACCAGGGAGAGTCTGGATGATGGAGGCGTGGACGAGACCAACGATCAACAAGCTGATAGTTCCACGACCAGCATTCGCCACAAGCGTCTCCTCAGCACCAGCCAAGAAGTACTTGTAAGTTTGACGATGCTCAAACAACGACACGCCAGTAGGCGGTTGGTCATTGTAAGTCGTAGTACCTTGAGCGATAGAGGCAAGAGTACGAATCAAGTCACCACCGATCTCACGGTTGATCTCTTGGACAAGATCTTTAGCAACTTCATCTTCAGCCACGAGACCGAAGCGTTTGCTCATACCGTAAGACTGCAGCAAACCGATCGTTCCTTTGAGTGCGTAGACATTCGCAAAAATGCCGGTTGACGCAAAGTACGAATCGATCTGGGGCAGATCGGAGCTCAACTCGTAGTTCTGTTGATAGCTAACGACGATGTTGTTGGCATGCGTACCAGGATCTGCAGCGAAAGTCAAAGAGACTGCGCCAGTCAGATAGTTGATGGTACCAGAAACACCAGCACCCCAGATTTGACCAATATCGCTATTGGCGGGGAAGCTGAGGTAAGAGCCAACGTCTTTACCCTGAACTGCAGAGTTAGAAGCGAGGCTGACCGAGAAAGTCTCGGACTTGATCGGGAAACCAGCCAGAGTAAAGCTGTAGGTCAAAGTACCAGAAGTGGTACCAGCCACAGCAACGTTGCTGAACGAGTTATTTGCATAACCGATCGGAGTAACAACATTCTGACGAGGATCAATGTTCACTTCGCCAGCAGTCTGGGAACCTTTAGTCGTAGCATCACGAACTGTTTTAAAGTAAACAGTTCCGCGCTCTTCGTCAATCGGCTGAACCGAAGCAACAACCGGGATGATCGAAGCACCAAACACCGCAGTGATAACATCAAAAGCGATATTCGGAATTTGACCAAGCAAGTTAACGTTGCCTTGTTCTTCATTAATAGCCAACTGCTCTTCGAATTGCTCGAGCTGCTTACCGAGAGCCCAATAATCGTGCGGTTGAATACCACCTTTATTCGATTTTACTTTAGCCAGAGTAGACTTATCAAGAAGATCCATTTGTGAACGATACTTCTCGTAGTACTGTTCACCTTGTTTTTCTATCTTGCTAAGTCTAGCCTGTTGCCGCTCTTCAGCGGACAGTTCACGTTTGCCCATATTTTCTCCATGGTTAGACTTTAGAAATAGTAGAAAAAGTGTTCTTCTATTTATTAATTTTTATTAACAAAGATTATCTATAGTGTAAATAATCAGCTTAGAAACAAACTATCAATTAACGCTTAGGTTCGTTCTTAGGACCAGCATCCGGAGCAGGAGCACAGAATTGTTCCATCAACTGAGCACCAAGAGGACGCTTGAAGCGGCTAAATCCACTTTCAGTCTCAGTGGTTTTAACACCTACGCTAGATGATTTACTTCCACGAGCATAGGTACGCGACGGATTACTACGAGTTGTCGAAACAGTTTCAGACGAAGAAGAATAAACTTTACGAATTTCTGCTTCGCTAATTTTACCCCAAAGCATCCTGATCTTATCTTCAGAAACTTTAAGATCTTTTGCCAGTTCGGCGATTTTGACAACAGCTTTATCTGAATTGATTTTATTGATCTTCTCTTCAAATTTATCCATTGCCATTTTCAATTCAACTGGAGAGCCAAGGTCTTTGTAGGCAGTGACAACAGCAATAGACTTATCAAGAGCTTCATTAATCTCTTTAGGAGTACCAAGCACTTTATATCGCTCGATAAGATCATTTGCACGATCCAAGGCAAGACCAAGCTCTTTCACTGAACCAAACTCTTTATATACATTGAGTTTGCCTTCGGCCATATCCAATACTTTTTCAATCTCTTCAGGAGTACCCAAAGAGCGATATTTAGCCAATTGCTTTTCAGCAAATGACTGTTTATCTAATTTTGATTTAAGAGCATCGTTCTCAGAAATCATTACTGTATTCTTATTTCTAAGATCAACAACTTCTGACGTTGCACGTTCCAAGTCACTACGAAGAGTACCATTCTCTTTCGCTAGCTTCTCCATCAATTGAGTAGAGGGTTCCATGTAATCTCCTTCATTATTATTTAAACTTTCAATCTTTTTAAATTGTTCAACTAAATTAGGATTTGCCTCCAAGAAACCTGGATCAACGACGAAGTCAAATGTATCGAGTTGATAAGAGTCCTCATCAACTTTAGGGATGCCATTCTCTTCGCCATTAAATGACCCATCTGCCCTTGAAGAGACAAACATTTTGGAGCCAGCTCTTAAAATAGTGTTTAAGATTCGACCAGCTGGAGTATTGAGAATGAGTGCTTCTCCAATACCTTGTCCGTTGACAATGTTTAAGCCGGTAACTATGTGACTGGTTTTGCCTTCAAGTAATGCATCATCGCCTAATTTTTGATTATGACCTATGGATCCAAACATTCTCCGTTCAGTCAGTTTCTTAATGATGCTTGGATTACTTACAACTTTTTTCCATAGACCTTCGGAATAAAATCTATTATTCCGTGAGACACCATTCGGGACAAAAAAGCTACCTTTAACCTTAGCTAAAATATGTTTACCATCGACGTCACCAGAGGCTTCCTCGACTTCAAACTTTAGATTAGGTTCAAAAATATCTTGAGTAAATTTTTTCATAATTATTAAATAAAATAGTTACCAGTTAAGTCAAACCTTACCCGTTAAACGGGAAAACGAACTAGAAACTAGGTTAGACCAGTTAAACTCACTTATCAAGCTTAGGAAACGTACTGTTCATTAAATTAATAAAATCTTGTTTTTGTTGATCAGTCATGTCAGGCAATAAGGGTAGTTTCTTTGCCTCTTTAGCCAGCCAGACAGGACTAGCTTTAATCTGATTGGCAGTCATCTTTGAGAATGTCTCAGTAGCGTCTTTAACCACATCAAGATTAGAAGATTTAAAATTGTCTAGATGACCAATAAGTAAATGGTGATCTTGTGTTTCTTTAGTCTTACGGGTTTCACATAAGGTAATAAGATTTCTCTGATCCAACTCAAGATCTGGACGGCCAAGAGACACACAGTAGTGAAATGGAAAAATATGATGAACATTTACTGCTTCAGCTTCTCCACATACAACACAAGCAGGCTGAAGTTTTAAGTGCTGCTTCTCAACTGATGGCCAGTGGGGACTTCTTAATAAGCCTAATTTGGTCTTACCTTGTGCTACGTCAACTACATGTCTAACTAATCTCATTAACATAGTAATTACCCAATTTTCTTATAATGTAATTCAGCCGGAGTACCACGAATTGTCTTGGGTACTCCCTTTACTGATCCACTTTCTAATTTTGTTACTGTTTTTAGCCAAGCAAGTGCTTTACCAACACTATGTTTACTCATGTCGTCAAACTGTTTAGATATTTTCTCGATACCATGTCCTTCAGGATGATTAGCACTATACCCGTATCTAGTTCCATTTATATCAAGAAATAGAGTATTTCCTAATACACCTAAATTCTTTACTTCAAGTGCCTCAATAATATCCATTTTTTCAAGAATTAAGATACTTTTATTCATATATTATTTCCTTGAATCAAAGAATACTCTAAAGTGACCAGTTTTCAATAGCATATTAGGAATATCACTTGGAGATAAAGTAGGTATCCCGAGTTCACTTGGTGGATTAAAGAATGAAGGTATTCCTAATTGTTGACATGCGTAGTCATAAGCGAACCAGACCAATTTAGAACAGTAATAAGTGTTTTGATCCAGGCTAAGATAGAAGTCGTACTTTGTTCCTACTTCTTTTCTAGCGTAAGCAACTACTAAATCATTTATCTCTTTTGCTCTAGGATGAATGCATTCAAAGACGAGAAAATAATCTTTAGAAGTGATTGAAGTAATTAAATCAGTGTATTGAACACCTTTACCCTCTGCCTCAATAATATTATGAGGGATACCATTATTTTCTCCCACATAAAGATAAGCGTGTTTCCAAAATCCAGGAATTTCCCAGTCGGTTAATTCACCAAGAATTTTAGAAACAAATATTAATCCAGGGGTGGGTTTTTTATCTAAGAATTTATAATAAGTAAGACCATTACATTTCTTAATCGACCAGGGAACATGTATTTTCCCTGATAAAACTAGAAATGGGTGAAGGATCTTAAATATCAGTAATCGGAGTTTAACAATCAAACAGGATCACCTTGAGAATCAACCCAACCAGTTTCCCCATGACCAACCCACCAAACTGGAATTCCGAGATCAGTATCAAAGTAAATAACTCCCATTCCAGGAGCACTTGGGCGATCGATAGTTGCACCACAATTATTATTAGCAGGAACTAATTGATCAGGATCTGCTGCAGCTAATCCTCCAGAACCAGCTGGTGGAATGCCATTAATTGTAGTATAAACTGTACTTGAAGCTGTTCCTGAGGGAAATCCTACGTTAAATGCAGGAACAGGTGGTCCTAAAGATCCTACAGTATAGACATCAAAATCAAGCTCAGCATCATAGGAATAACTAATGACCCTACCATAATTGTCATTTGGCAATGGGAAAGGTGCTTCTTGACTCATTCTAATTCTCCTTAAAGGGAACCATTAAGATAGCCATTAATCAGTGCAGTAAATTGATCAATTAATCCTTGTGTAATTAAAACTCCATCAACAGGTATTTTAGATATTTCAGCACTCAGTGTAATAATGTCTCCTGCCTGGGCAAGAATAAAGAAAGGCTCCAATAGTTGAGTCACTTGAAAATTCTGGTCAGGAGTTAAATTCTGAGCACCATGGGCTGAATTAAACTGATCAATAATATACTGACCAAATGCTTTATTATCAAGAGTATCACTTAATTTAGCAACAGGAGGAGTGTATCCTGGAGGTGCTTGACCGTTAAGAGAGTTATATACTTTGGCTTGATCAGTTCCTGAAGGAAAGGATACCTGAATAGTATGACCTTGACCATCATCAGCAGTATATACATCTTGACCATTCTGAGTTATCATGGTCACTGTTCGGCCAAATTTATCATTTGGTAACATAAACTCTCCTTAGAAATTAATCCTATAAGTATTTGCTGCACCACCTGCTCCACCAGAAGATGTGGCAGTGGTAGAACCTGCAGTACCTGCGGATCCAACGTTGACAGATACGGTATTAGTAGATAAATTAATATAGACAATTTGACCAGCTGTACCAGATCCACCACCAGATCCACCAAGTCCAGTACCTTGACCATTTCCTCCATTTAGACCTGCTGGAGAACTAACATCTATTGCATTAGTTGCAGTACTTCCAGTCACATTATTTACAACTAAATAAATATACCCACCACCACCTGAACCACCTGAACCTGCTCCTCCTGCGTTACCACTAGCTGGAGAACCACCCTGGCCACCCTGGCCACCTACTGATGAGATTGCTCCTGCTGCAGTAGAGCCACTACGATTTACTATGTTGGCAGAGAGAAAGAGAGTACATCCTGCTCCTCCACCACCTCCACCGCCTCCCCCTTTAACAGTTCCGTCACCACCACCAGATGCTCCACCACCTCCGCCTGAACCACCTTCAAGAGGATTACCTGCTAATAGAAGATCTAGATTCCAATTATGAATAGATAGACTAGCACTGATGGTACCTCCTGCTCTAAGCGCGCCACCAGCATTACTACCAGCATTACCAGAACCACCTGCACCACCCCGGCCACCTGCACCACCATTTCCGTCAGGTACAGTGGTAGCAGCACCAGCGGTAGCTCCTGCTCCAACTGCACCAGTACCACCAGCACTTCCTCCACCTGCTCCACCGACAGATCCTGTTGCCTGGGCACCGGAAGCAGTTCCCGCAGTACCTGTATTACCACCTGCTCCACCATTGTTACCGTTACAATTAATTGCACTATTACCTGCAGCAGAGATATCAAGTGTACCTAATACAAATACTCTAAAACCATTTGTATATAGTTGACCTGTTCCGGTTAAGGTCAAATTATTATAATACATGTCTTTGGTGATTGTAGTAACCCCAGCATTTATAGTTGCATTTCCATCGCTACCATCACCGAAATAAGTATTAAGAAGGGCAGCTACATCAGATGCACCAAGTGGTCGAAATGCTGGAGTCGCAGCTGACCCACTAACGGGACCTGCGAATACTGTATTTGCAGATTGAGTATTTAAGTTTAATGAAATGTTTCCAGCAGTAGTAATTGGGCTATTAGATACATTGTATATTACTCCTGGAACAGATAACCCCACACTAGTTACAGCAGTACCCCAGGATCCATTAGCTTTTAAGAATGAAGTATTACCTGATCCAGAAGGTGGAGCAGGGACGATACCATTTGATCCACCAGATCCAAAATCACCTAAAAAAGTGTCTAGCCTACGTTTAGTTCCATCAGTTCCAATCCAGGAGAGTACAGAAGGAGAAGAATTATCTGAGAATAAATTAGTACCATTAGAAGGAGTTGCAGGTTGGGATGATTGGGAAGCGTGATTCGAATACCCCGCACCTGCTG